CTCTGGGGATGTCGTACTTCAGTTGTTGATAGGCGGCGGAACGGGTGGTGTTGAAGAGCAGCGTGAATTTGCAACCGGAGGGCATCATGACTCCCATAGGGCCCAGCCAGGTACGCAGATGTGTCATAAAGCTGAGGTAGTCAGCGCGTACCTCTTCGGGTATGCCGCAGGCTTGCATCAAGTAGGCATCAAATTGAAGAAATTCAAGGCCCTGCGACTGGTCGAATGCCGTGTAATCGTCCTCGGAACTGAGGCGGCTGAAGTCCCAGTGCGCGCTGACGAAGGCGCTGGTATCGGTGTCGGTGTGGCCGTCTAGGCAGTAGAACGTGGGTGGCATGGCTTCGCGGAACTTCCTGGACATCAGCTTCGCTAGTGGGCCGAAGTGGAAGTTTGCCCCAGTGTTGAAGGAGATGACCAATTGGCCCATCTTCGCGTCCCGATCTTCAGTGCCTGGTTTGGTGACGCTCTGCGCTTTCGTGAACATCTCGGCGAAGCGCATGTCCCAGTCGGCGTCCGTGCGCGCGACGATATTGCCGATGGCTTTGCGGCCCTTGGCAAGAAAACGCTCCTGATCCTCGCACTGCGCTTCCAGCCATTCCTCTTCAGTGGCGGGGGTGAACTTTGGCTGAAAGCCCGTCATGAAGGCGTCGAATAGGTGGAGACCCAGGGTGACGGCGCTGTGGGCGTCGCGTTCAGCTCGCGCGTGGACATATCTGCCTTGGAGCGTCCATTTCGCGGTTGCTTCGTCGGTGGCTTGGTGTCGGAGGAAGAGCCCGCGCTGTTGCGTGATGTCGTTGACCTGGGTGGTCATGATCCCGTCAATGATCGCCTCGCGATACTCGGCCAGGCGGGTGGGAGGCAGGTGGGTCCCGGCGAATTCGGTCAAAGCGTCTTCGGTGACTTCGGTTCCGGGGGTCCAGGCCGTCGCGAAAGTGGGCGTGGGCAGCTGAATGGTGCAGGGGGTTTCCAAGCTCAACTCTGGTGCGGGGGCACGCTCCAGTTCAACGTCAGTGACGAAGGCGTTGAATTCGGGCACAGCGTCTAGAATGGCGTGGACGTCATGGCCGCCGACGGCCGGGCGTAAGTGTTCGGGTAGTGACCGGCGCACATGTTCCTGGCAGGCGGTCCGGAGAGTGGGCAGGTCACCACTCAGGAGTGCGCGGGCAATGGGTGAAGCGTGTTCGGCTAATGCGAAAGTGCCGTCCGGACGAAGTCCACGTTGTGTGAGCAGCCGTACGCTGCGCC